TTAGCCCTGACGATGGCCGCCGTTCTGCTTGAGAAAGTTGGCGAACAGCTCATGGCCTTGCTCGGTCAGGATCGACTCGGGGTGAAACTGTACCCCCTCGACGTTCAGTGTCTTGTGGCGCAGGCCCATGATCTCATCGACTGAGCCGTCTTCCAGCGCCGTCCAGGCGGTCACTTCCAGGCACTCGGGCAGAGTCTCCTGCTTGACGACCAGCGAGTGGTAACGGGTGACCACTAACGGATGATTCAAGCCCTCGAACACACCGCCGTCTTCGTGAACGACCGGGCTGGTCTTGCCATGCATCACCTGACGCGCGCGGACCACATCGCCACCGAATGCCTGACCGATGGACTGATGCCCCAGGCAGACGCCCAGAATCGGCAGCTTGCCTGCGAAGTGTCTGATCACGTCAAGCGAGACGCCAGCCTCATTGGGTGTACACGGGCCAGGCGAAACCACGATGCGCTCGGGGTTGAGGGCTTCGATCTGGGCAATGGTCAATTCGTCGTTACGAATGACTTTGACATCGGCGCCCAGCTCACCGAGGTACTGCACGACGTTGTAGGTAAACGAATCGTAGTTATCGATCATCAGCAGCATTTTGCTATCAACCTTTTGATTTACTGACTTGATTCAGGCCTTCCGGATTCCACCTCGTTCATGCATTCCAGGCACAACGCCGGAGATGACAGAAAAAGAAGCATCACAAATCGAAGGCATACAGGTACGGGGCCGGCAGGGCCGGCAAGGAAATAGTCAGGCGCGCCAACGCCAACGGGCGTGAGCCTTGATAACGCGCATCAAAAGCTTGCTGACTGTCGTCACGGAAGGGGTCTCATCGGTACGTTTCGGGACATTAGCGTACCGAATCAGCCGGTGCAATATGAATGTACCGGGCAGGACCGATTGAAAAGCCCGTCAGGACCGAAAAGAGGGCCGCGCCTCCTGATGGAGGCGGGATTCAGGCTGGGGCACGATGGCCGAGGGGTGGGGAGCCGGAGGGAACATCAGTGCGCAATCTCGCGCACGTAGGCTTGGCAGGCCTTCAAAGCGATCAGTCCCTGATCGCCGTAGTCGGTGATGGCGACAATTCGTCCAGCAGCCGCTGGGTCAAGTTCGCCTCGCGGGCTTCCATGAACCAGGCTGTCGGAATCGGTGGCGGCTGGCATTTCGTCGTCACCGGGGGAGCTTGCGAGAAGGACTGACAGCCGCAGATCAGCGGTAGCCAGACGATCACGCAAGCGAGCTTGAGCAGTCTGTGCATCGCTCAATTCCTTATGAATGGTTGTATCGTTATCTTGCAGACGGAGTTCCAGCGCCCGCCTTCGCGCTTGTTCAGCGTTCTGCCAGTCGACGACCGTCAGCGCCGCCTGTTCGCGCTCACGCTGCCAAGCCAGCGTTTGCGTAGACAGTTGCAGGCCATAGCGGGCCGCCTGCCACTGCAAGGCGGCCCATGTGCCGAGCCCCGAACCCAGCACGAACGCCACGATCACGAAACGCATATCCAGCGCTTTCATGGCAGCACCTCCAGTGCTCGCTGATACAGCAGTTGCCGATCAGCAAGGCCATTGGTACCGCCATTGATACGCCGGGTGATCATCAGAAAATCGCCCTTGTCTGCCAGCCCGTTGAGATTGGCCCGGTCCCAGAACCACGCCGCCGACATCGCGGCGTGCTCCGGCTGTTCGAGCAGCTGCGGCTGGCCAAGCAAGTCCAGCCCGAGCGCCTCCCCGCACGCTTCATAGTTCGCACGCCCCGTCACCTGAATCAGCCCGCGACCCCGGTACAGTTGGCCATCACCATCTGCCTCTGGCGTATTGCCCAGACGCAACGCCAACTGCCCCGTGTCGTACTTGGCCAGATAGCTGTCGCTACCCAGCTCACGCACATAACGAAGCTGCCCGGACTCATGCCCGATTTGAGCGATGAACGCGGCGATACGCAGGCGAGTGTCGATGGCGTAGCGGGCCATGGCGATGTTGAGAGCAGGAACGAAAACGCCGGCGTTAGGGCCGGCGTTGGGGAGGATGTGCAGTAGTTGTTGCTGGTTGATAGGCATCGGTCCTCCTATTAGGGGTTACAGGACTAACCCGCCCCCTGAGTCGATAAAGTTCCCCTGTTTAAAAGCAAGTTGAACGACAGATAAAACAACGCTCCGTCAGTGCGGGGCGTCATTGATCAGGCAGTTCGTCTTCACTTACACCCCTTGGAATTGCGAGTTTTTCCAGTGGCGGCACCTCAACAAATGGCGTCGCAGGCGGAACGGGCCAATCGAACGACATCGGAAAGCCCGAGAGCGCATCGAGTTGAGCGAGCTGTACCCGATACAGCCGATACGCATCTAACTCGGCTTGTAGCACAGGCAGCGCTTTTAATTGAGTTTCAGTGGCCAAACCCAATGCAACGGCATCTTGCAGAGTGTCCAGCTCATTAACCAATGCGTTGATTTTTTCCGTCGCCCCGGCCGAATAACCGCCGCGCAGAATCATGACACGTGCCATGACCATCTCTTCGGTCGGTTCAAGAATCTCGCCAAATTCACCGGCGACTGCGCGATTGAAAAGATCTACGCCATGCGGCTCCGAGTCATCGGCAGAGGCAGTGAACGGTACTTCACCATAAAAATCTTTGGTTTCTTCAAAGACCACCCAAAGCACAATTGATGTATGGGCCTGATCGGACCAGCGTGGGTTGCGAGCGCCTAATACTGTATTCATATAATGACCTTTAAGAAACGCGTTGAAAGAGAGTGCGTTCACCGTTTGTGAAAGCGCCGTGCGCGCGCCAGGTACCCACGCCAATAAGGCCAGAGTTGTTGCCCGCGCCATCGCCACTGTTTGTGGAGCTATAAATCAGGTTGGAACCCGCTATCATCCCTCCTTGATTGACTTGGCCCTGAGAAGTAATGACACGTGCAAAAGCGTAAGAACCAATTGCACTCATGCCCAACCCGGCAAGTTTCGCAGGCAGGTTGTAATCATTCGTCAGGTCGCCAAAGTCAGTGCTGTCAACTTGAAGGCGCAGGCTGCCGGCACTGTTATAGCCAAGGCGGATTTTGTTTGTCGACATGTTCGGACCGCCCCCCTGTTCGATGGGCGGAAACCCCAAACGCGGCTGTAAGTAATAAACCTGACCATCCGACCCTCTGCGCATGTATGGAAGATTTACGTCATTACCGGCAAATCCCACATACGTAATAGAGTCCGCCATAACCCGCTGTACATCACGGGCATCCGTCTCAGCCTTTGTATAGGCATTGGTAATGCCGTACGCAGCAAGCGTACTGCCCCAGTTGGCTTTGCTGCCTGGATCGAAGTTGTTGGCGTACCAGAGAGTCCCCATATCAGTGGCATCAACGGTCGCCTTGAGACCTTTGTCCGACCACCCTATCTTCACAACATTATTGAGCTGACCGGTGCCTGTACCTTGCTGAACTGGCGTGTACCCCAACTTGGTCTGAAGCCAGCTGGTAGCGGAGTCAGAAGACCGTCGCATATAAGGCTGCCCCAGATCTCCACTGGCCAGCCCCACGTAGGAGATGCCATCAGCCGACGCCCTGGTTGCCACACGCGTGTCCACTTCGCTTTTGGCATACACCTCGGCCTTGGTGTACGCATCCGAAATACCATTACCGCTGAGTGTTGTAGGGTTACTCCCCTCTTCCACCTGCCCGAACTTATTGACCTTGACCCGAGTGTAATCACCCGCAGCCACGCCACTGCGCCCCAGTAGGCGCTCGAACGCAAGGTCAGTTGTACCCAGCACCGGTACGGTGGTATTGACCAGTTGCCATACGGTGCCGGCGTTCTTCGTGCCTGCCTGTACTGGAACAAGATGGCCCGGCGTGCACTCGGTGCTTTCGTTCGCATCCTGCGCACGCACCCAGGCACCTGCCGCGGCCAGATAAATCCAGTTCTGCGACGCGGTGTCCTGATTTTTGACCAGCACTCGATCACCCGCAACCAGCGTGACGTCATCAATGGTCTGCAAGCCGCTCAACCCGATGGAAACTGTCGTCGCACAGCGCACTGCCTTCTTATAGTCAGATGCGGCAAGCCCCAGAATGGCCCTGTGCAATTGAGTGACATCTTCCTCGTTCGGCACCAGACCAGCGCCGAGGATCACGTTCAAAATCTCCTGCGTCACCGCGTTGCCCCACTGCGCAGGAATCAGCGAACCGGGGGTGCCGGTGGCCGGGTTTTCATCTACAAACTTGCCGCTTGCCAAGCCTACGCCCGGCACACTCTTGGGATAATCCACATTGTGTTCCTCAATTGAAGTTTACGAATTCGACGCTATGCGCCGGTGCTGCTCGACGGATCAAACATTCGATTGCGAGCCCGGGGTTGACCCCGAACCGCTCTCCCCAGTAGCTGGCCCCGAAGCGTCGGCCCAGGCGCTGGCGCCCGCCGGTGTTCAGGGTCCACATGAATTGCGCGTTCCAGGTGCCGAAGTGCGCCCGGCCAAAACGCGAACGCCCCATACGGGGCGCTCGGTGTTCGGTCACGGTGGCGTCGGGGTAACCCTGACTGATGGCAATGTCGATGTAGAACGCTACGTTCTGCCCTCCTGTCGCTACCAACCGCTGGCGCACTGACAGACGCCGGTCTGCGAACAGGGGTTTGAGGCCGAGGCACGGGTCGGGCAGATTCATGACCCGCTCCCAGTCCGGCACCAGTTCACTGACGGTCGCGGGGTCCATCTCGTTGAGCAGGTCGAAGGCGCGGCCATCGATGCGTGCAAACTCCCGGGACAGGCCGGTAATGACCTGCTGCAATTCCGGCACCCTTTCCGGGTCCCAAGCGGGACCGAATGGCAGCAGCGCCTGCAACTGCTCGGCGTAATGTTCGGCAGTTCTTATGACGACCATTGGATACCCCCGAACGTGAGCAGCTGGTTGGCGGCTGCGGCAACGTTGGCAACCGGTGACACGAGCACATGATCGGTTTCGCCTGTCGCACGGCTGATGGCCTCGGCGATGTGGGTCAGCAACAGCGTTTCGCCCAGCCCCGCCTCACGGTTGTGCAGGTCAAGCAACTGAGCCTCGACCGCCGCCCGTACTGCCGAGGTGTCCGGCGTGAGCCTGATCGTGTAGACCACCGGCTTCTGCACCGGCGCCAGCACGTACACGTCGGCAGTGACCGGACGCAGTGGCTCGATGTACGCAGCCATTTCAGCCAGTTGCCCGGCGTCAGGGATCGGATTGACTTCATCGTCACGCATGAAGAACACCGCCACGGTGCCCGGTCCCATGTAACGACGCACGCACCATGCACGTGTGACGCCCGGCACCTCCAGCGCCCAGGTCACGTAGTCATCCTGATTGCCACCATGCGGAATAACTCGGTATGAGCGCACCACACGAGCCCGCAACGACTCGATACTTTCCTGCGCGATGCCGCCAGTCAGACCGTCGCCGATGACGGTGAACGTACTGTCGATGCCTTCGACCGGCTGCACAGCGGTCATGACCAGACCGGCATCGGCGTTACCGAGCACGCCTGCATCCACTGCTTCGACCGTGGTTGTGTTGCTGCCTGCAACCGTGGTGACGCCTTTTGTCACTCGATAGAAGCGCCCGTCACTGAATTGCAGAATCGTGTCGACATCCAGCACCGCACCGGCAGCGGCGCTAAAACGCACGGAGCCAGTAGCGGCCTGGGCAACCTTGCGTGGCTGCCTCATACGCAGGATGGCTTGCCGTTCAAGGGTCTCCTCATCAGCTGTATCGGGCAGAATCTGGTCGGCAATCCAGTCCTGATAGCCGTACAGCCCGTAGGCCGCACCGCTGTGCGCGCGGGACAGTACCCGAGCATCGGACTGACGTAGCGCTTCGTCGGCGAGGTCGACCTGGGTTCGGTTGATCAGCGCCGGTAACGTAGGTGTTTCAAACGGCATAAATCACCTGCCACTGTTCAGAAGGGTTGAAGCGCACGATCTGACCGTCCGAAGCGACCAGCTCGACGCCCAGGTTCAGGCGATTGCTCTGAACCTGTTCGGTAAGGATGTTGATGTTGCTGACCTGACCGTCGTCGATCAGCCAGTCGAGTGCTTCGCGGGCATAGAACTCGGCATCGCGCCGGGTCTGCGCGGTGAGCCGGACCCGGCGCAGCAGCCACAGCCGGGAGCCGATACGGTCATTGGCCTGCGCCGGGTAGGTATCGCCCCACCAGCCGTAGCGTTCGGCATCGTCGAACGGGTCGTCCGCCTCGGCACGCCGCCAGGTGAACAGGCTGATGACCACCGAGCGCAACAACGACGCCTGCAAAGAGCCTTCAATGATCATCCGGCACCTCCCGCGGGCGGTCCGCTCTGTCCATTACCTGCCTGAACAGCACCATGCAGATGGCTGATCTGACTGATGCCACCTGCAACCTGATCGCCTTGGGAGACGATCTTTCCGGTCTGGGTGATCTGCGGTGTATCGAAGTTCACTGCGACCGCCGCCTTGATGTTCAAGGTGTCGGTTTCAATGTCGATGACCTTGCCGCGCTTGAGGTGAATTTTGTCACCCTCGTCGGTGTAGATCGCCACTTCGCCGGACTCCAGCCCCTTGAGGCGATAGCGCCGGTCGGCCACTACCAGCAGCAGACCGTGTGAGCGGTCGCCGCCAATGAAGGCGGCGATGCCTTCGGCGCCGGCCAGCGGGTTGCTGGTGAAGCCGTAGGGCTCGAAGTGCTCCATGTCGTCCTTGACCTCTCCGGCTGTGAGGCGCATTTGCAGCGCCTGCATTTTGCTGCTGGCCCTGGCGAGCACCACCGTGCCGCGCACCAGCATGCGATTGAGTAAGCTCATGAGGTTGTTTCCTCGTCGATGGGCAGTAGCCAGGAGTAAGCGTCCTGATTGACCTGCACCTTGCTGCGCTTGTTGGGGTCACCAGGCTCGGCCTGGAAACCTTCAGGCGGCCCAACCACCAGTGTGGTGGTCGTGCCTTTATCGGTCAGGGAATAGGTCACGGCTGAAATCAGCATGTTCCGGCTCGCAAAACCAATCACCGGATCAATCACCCGCACCAGAGTGTTGTGCCGCCAGAGCGCGCCGTTGGACTGCCGCCAGCCCTGCACCTTATAAGTAGTGAGCAGTGCCTTGCCCGCCCGCTGACCACGCTCCCAATTGGCCCGACTCAGGGCAAGCGCGGGAGTGATCGGGGCGTCCTCATGCACGATCAGCACGCGCAGACGTTTTTCATGCTCCGGGTCGTCATGCCTGAGGTCGGTGACTTCAGCTGACACCTCTGACGCTTCCTTGCCGAATGTCTTGTCATTACCGGTCTGCTGACCAATCACCCGGTATTCGGAAAAGAGTCCGGAAAAATCCCGGGCGATGCTGGCGCTGAGTACATTTTTGCCGAGCTCGAGCGCGTCGGCGCTCTGCCCCCGGCTACCCGGCCTGGCCAGCACCACATTGCCGTACTCGTCATCGGTGGAGAAAATCCGGAACAGGGTCAACAGACGGTCAATCGACTTGAACACGCTTTCAGCCGGCTCGATGGTGTGATCTGCCATTTTCGAGGTTTCCGGTATTTCGCTGATCACCTTCAACGTGTAAGGAGCAGCCAATGCCTCAACAATCTTCAGCACCCCAACGCCTTTCCACTGGCTCGGCCTGTTGATAGCCGAGCAGTCAATGAGGTCGGCGGTTTTCGAGCGACCGGAAATAGTCAGTGTGACCTGCGTTCCGTCGTAGCTGACCGGCGCGGCAAATACCCAGCCGGTCAGGATCAGTTCGCCGCCGATACGCACTTCGCAGGCTGCACCGGGGGTGATCGGATGCGCGACTTCAGTGCCCGGCCACTGCCAGGTAATACTCACGTCAAAGCTTCGTGCCTGACGCTCGATGCCGGCAGAGATTTCCACCGTTTTCCAACCGGCGTAGTCGTGTTTGTCCACCGTCAGGGTGACAACGTTAGGGTCGATCATGGGTTACTCCCGAGCGATCTTCAGCGTACCGGGCGGCACGAAACCTGGATGCGCAAGGCGGTTGCGCTGCACAATTTCCAGCGCCCGGCTGGCGTCGCCGAATCGGCGATAGGCCAGCACCAGCGCAGGCAGCGGTTCGGACACGTTCATGTCCACCAGACGTACGCCAGACGCAGCCACTGCATTGAGATGCCGGACCAGGGCCTGACGCAAAGTGTTCAGCGCCAGGTAGTGTTCGGGGTCGGCTTTCAACGACGCTTCCCAGATGGCCGAACTCAGCGTGTCGCGCAGTTCGATCACGTCATCGGCAACCGGCACATCCACACGTTGCAGCGCTTGCGTCACCTGCTGATCAAGCGAGGGCACCACGTTGAGCGGCGTGACCGTCGTCGCAACCGGCATGCCCGCGACGATTCTCGCCACCTTGACCAACAGCGCATCCTGAACCAGGTTGGCAGTGGCCTGAGCCGTCACACTGGTATCACGACCGCTGCCCTGGCTGACCAGATTGATACCGGACACCGCCTCTGCCTGTTGTGTGGTCTCGGAAATGACTGACCGGTAATCCACCGTTTCAACAGAAGACGCCCCACCGTTGCCGCTGGACCTTGATGCAATGCTGTTGGACGTGCCGCCGCTATTGCCGCTCGCGGAACCGCTTGCTGAACCGTCGGCGACCGAGCTGCCGGAACTGCCGGTGCCGCTCGCTCTTCTGGTTCTTTGGCTGTCGCCATCGAAACTGGCAAAGAACGTGGTAAACAGCGTACTGACCGTCAATGGCGCGTTGACCAGCGAATGCACCAGCGCAGTGACATCCGAGTAGATTGTTACAAACGGCGCAAACTGCCGCTGGATGGTCGCGAATACGCCAGACAGGGCGCTGCGTAGCGCCTGAATGTTGATACGCACGGCGTCCACCGTAGCCATTACCGAGCGGTAGCGCCTGAGCGCCGAGTCCAGCAGGCTCTCGGACGCGCCTAATAACTGCCGCCGGGTGTTGAGCGTCGACACGGGAAACTTGAGCGGGTTGGCCGGATAGAACTTCAGCTCCAGCCGGACGAGTCCACCTTCGTTCAGGTTGTGCGTGACGCTGCATTCGCCAACCTGAACCTGTATACGGCCCAGCCAGGGATGCACCAGCTCGCCAGCCCCTTCCTGCTCCAGTGCCCGCAGCAATTTGTCTCGCTGCTCGAAACAGTCGCGACCGACCACGAACGCTGTCAGCGTGTGAACGTTCGACTGCTTGCCCAGCGACTCGAAATAAGGCTCGTCGCGCTGTGGAAACTCATGCAACTGCCCCTTGCGCCCCACCGGGACGACGGCTTTTTCAATGAAAAAACCGACGCCCCGGAAAGACGCTGGCAGCAGACTGTCACGCCATGTACTCATGATCCGGCTCCTGCGCCGAGGGTTCGATAACCGACGTTTGGCGAAATCGTCAAACCCGGCTGGTTGGTCTGCATTTGCCCGGCGCGCATGCCCGGCGGCGCGTTTTCAAAGCGAATGTTGAGCTCGCCCTCAAGTCGCGAGCCGCTGCCCGCAGCGCCCTGTTGCAGCAACAGGCTGCCGGGGGGCGGCAGGTTAGGTGCGCCGAGCAGCTGGCTGGTCGGTGGCACCCCGGTCGACAGGTTGGGCTGCTGCTGTTGCGAGCGGCTGGCCATGACCGCATCCGCCGCCAGAAACGCCCCGGTTCCGCCACCCGGCCCGGCGTTGCGCCCCCGCTGCTCCTCAGCGAACTGATTGGCCTTCTCCGTCGCCTGCTGCAACAAGGACTTGTTACTGTCGCCGCCGAACCAGCTCATGATCGGTTCAATGAACGGCTTGATGTCCGCCCACAGGTCCGCGAACCAGGTTTTGATCGGCTGCCACTTTTCGATGACCATGCCCAGTGGAGAAAAACTGAACAGCGTGGCAAGGACCTCGGTAAATGGCTGAGCTTCGGTCTTGATGGTCTCCCATAGCCCGGCCAGGTACTCGGACAGCGGCTGCCAGTTGGCCACGACCATGCCCAGCGGCGACCACGCAAACAGCGTCTGCAGAAAATCGAAAAACGGCGTCGCCAGCGCTTTGAGCACGTCCCACAGCGCGACAAAGAATTCGGACAACGGCTGCCAGTTGGCTGCGATCATGCCGAGCGGCGTCCAGGCGAATACCGCCTTGAGTACGTCCCACAGCGCCATGGCCGGCCCACGAATCGATTCCCAGACAGCTTGAAAATAAGGCGCGACGGTCGACCAGTTGGCGATCAGAAGACCTGCCGCCAGCGCCAGGCCGCGCACGATCAGGCCCAGCGGTGACAGGCCCATCACCGCACTAAGCAAGCTCATGGCGGTCGTCGTGGTCATTACCGCAATTTGCAATACACCGAACGCAATCGCAGCGGCCACCACACCCTTGATCACGCCCGGGTGTTCGGCCGCCAGTGCGGCGACCTGAGAAATCATCGGCCCGATCACGGCCATTGCTTCGTTCATCGCCGGCAGAAACATACTGCCGATATTGATGCCCAGACGATCGACACGGTTGGTCATCTCTTTGATAGCAGTCGCCGTGGTCTGGGAGTTATCCGCGAACTCCTTCTGGATGGAACCGCTGTTCTGTACGCCCTCGCCGACCTTGGCCAGGTTGGACCTGAGCACATCCAGGTTGGCCAGCAGCGGCGTGATAGCACCCAGCGATTCCGCGCCGAACAATTGCGTGATGACATCCGACTGCTTGCCGGGGTCAACACTGGAGACCGCCGTCAGGACTTTTTCAATGGTCCCGGACGGGTCGCTCTGCATGCCCTGGGTCAGCTGATTGACGTCGAGCTGCAACGCCTCGAACGCTCCGGCTTTCGCCGCGCCACCTTCGGTCAGCGACTGCATGAATCGCTTCATGCCGCTGGCGGCCACATCGGCCGGCACATCGACGCTGGCCAGGGTGGCGCCCATTGCCGCCAGTTGCCCGGAGGCCATCCCCGCAACCGGCCCGAGCGGGCCCATTGCAGTGACCATGGTGGCGATTTTCTTTTCCAGGTTGTTGCCGCCGAGCACGTTGATCTTCTCGGACAACGCCGCAACCTGCGGCTGAGTCAGCTGAAACGATGAGCGCCACGAGGCCATCATGTCGCCCGACTCGGCCGCCGTCTGATCGAAGGCGATGCCCATTTTCACGGCATCGCTGGCAAACCCGGTCAGCTCTTCACGCGGTACATTGGCCTTGGCACCGGCGGCGACAATCGCCGCGATGCCGTTGGCGCTTTCCGGCAGCCGTTCACTGAGGTCCAGAATGTCGGACCCCATCTGCTGGAACTGCTGCGGTGTTTCAAAGCTTACCGAGCGTTTCACGCCGGCCATGCTGGTCTCGAAACCGATCGCTGCCTTTACCCCGGCAATCAAAGGCCCCGCCAAAGCGTTGTCCGTGATTGCCTTGCCAAGTTCTATGGCCCCCAGACTGGTCTCGAGGCCTTTGACGTTGTTGCGGATAGTTGCCAGCGTTGGAGACAGCTGGTCGACGCCGGTGATCAGCGTTCTGATAGTGTCTGCCATCACTCCCCCTGCAGGATCTGGTTGATGCGTTGCGCCTGCAAGATCGATTCGGTGATGACGTCCAGCTCCCTGGACATCATCAGTTCGGGATCGGTCTTCCAGAAGTACGCGAGGTCGTAAACGACGGCGATCAGTCCTTCAAGGTTGCTGATGCCGCTGCCATGAAAAAACTCGCGACCTTCCAGCTCAACGTGTTGATGTCGCACAGATCCAGCTGATTGACAGACGAGGGCGGGATACCGGCGCAGACAGCGATGTACTTCGCCGCTACGTCCAGATCGAGAGAAACCTCCTCGTTCTTGTCGATCCTGTACGGCAGGGCCTTGATGGCGCGCGCTTCCTGCGCCGTAGGACGCCGGAATGTCAGTTGCGAAACGCTTTCGCCGTGCGCTTCGATAGGGCTGGCCAGGTCGATGACTTCACTCATTGCCAGCTCCCCTGATTGCCATCGAATTTCAGCTCGATGGTGCCGTCGTCAGCCTTGCTGCTTGGCTCGTCGACCAGGTAAGCGCCTGACAGGACGTAAGTCTTGCCGTTCTTGAATTCACAGGTGATGGTCATGTCCACACCGGTGGTGAGCAGCTTGAGCGGCAGATCCGCGGTATGCACGGCGGTGAATTTCAGCCAGGCGGTCTTGTCGGTTTCCTTGTAATAGCCGGGCACGACCGTCTCGCGCTTTACATCCATCAGAGGGGCTTCGCCGCCGCCGCTGATGGTCAATTGGGTGCCATCCACTTTGATGTAGCAGGTACCCGCAACTTTCTGACCCATGTTGTTTATCTCCAGAATGAAAAAACCCGCACGAGGCGGGCTTGAAAGGGTTGGTGAGGCTTATGCCGCTTCGTCGTACTGCAAGCGGAACTGGTTGAGCAGCGCGAACACGCGCAGGCCGTTGATGTAATCAGGCGGGAACATCACGTTCACGCGGCTTGGGTCGTTGCCATCACGCTCGACGATCAGGTGCTGGGCGAACGTTTCGGCGTTCTCTACATGACCCTCTTCTTCAAGACGTGCGTACTGTGCAATCAGCTCGCCGCGAATGGTGCTCGGCGTGATGATCGGCTGGCCGGCACCGAAGCGCGTGCCATCGTTGGCCAGCTTGTGGCGACCGTACTTGCTGGTGATAATGCCTTGCAGACGACGGATGATGAACGCCGACTGGTGCATGGTTTCGCTGTCCAGGTACGAGTTGTCGGCTTGGCCGTAGGCGTTCTTCTGATAGGTAGTGATCGAGCGCTGAATGCGCACGTAACCGCCTTCGTAGTAAGCCGTGGCGATGCCGTAACGCAGCAGCGACTCACGCTCGGTCAGCGTGAAACGCTGACTGGCCGGAGCCGGATCGATGCCAGGCATGGTGCCGCTCTGGGTCGGACGGCTGGCGTCGGCAGAAATGAACACCGCCGTGCGCGCAGCCAGTGCAGCGGCTTGCAGCCAGACCGGTTGCGGAACACCGTTTTCGACACCCTGAAGGGTGATGTGCTGATCGTTGCGCAGTTGACCTGCAGCCACCAGCGTACCGACCGTGCCGCGCTTGGCGCTGTAAACGTGGCCGTACAACTGACGGGCCCAGCTCCAGCGACCGGTGCTGTCGTCCATCGCCGCTTTCCAGGCATCCAGCGTGGCGGTGTCGGTCCACGGCATGCAGATGAATTCGAACGGTTCGTCGCCCAGCGCAGCCAGTGCCTTGAGCTGATCAGGCGTACCCACGCCACCAGTCATGGCCGTCACTGCTGCGGTCAAACCGGCAGGAATGACTTCGCCATTGGTTTTACCCAGGCGGTTGAATTCCAGCTGGATGTCATTGCCGCTTGCCCCGCTCCATTTGCTGGAAAGGGTCAGCACACCTGCTTCGACAGCCGCAGTGATCGGCAAGTCAGGCGTGGCATTGATTTTCACCGACAATGCCGTGGCCGCCTGGGCAGCGGTTGCACCATTAACCACAGTGGCCTGCACTCGCATGCCGCCGACATACAGGTTCAGCAGACCGGCTTCGGTCGCTGCCCCGGTGAGTGTGACTTTCGCGCTGGCCTTGGCACCGTCGGTATTGAGCAGCGGCAGGCACCAGACCTCGCCGGTCGGGTCCGCCTTGCGCCAGGTTTCATACATGGAGGCGAGCATGGAGCCCTGACCGCCGATGTTTTTTGCCAGCGCCACGCTCGGCACCAGCACCAGGGAACCGAGCTCCGGTCCGGACGCGTCGTCGTTGACCTGCGCAACGATCAGGCGACGCATGCTGGCCGACGCACTGTTGGCGGCCGAGTTGTCCATCTCCGCATAAAACAGCGGCACGCGGACATCGGATGGAATGTTGTTAAAGCTGATAGCCATTGTTTGGCTTCCTCTTGGTTAGGCCGTGAAGGCTTGATAGGTGGTAGGGGATTGCTCGGTTTGAATGGTGATGTCGCCGTCGTTCTGACGACGCTGCCACCAGGCGTTGAATGTCACCTGCCGCCCTTCGACGGGCAGCAAATCGCCCGCCTCCGGATCCGGCACAGTGCGGCCCTCGGCCGGTACTACAGTGATGCGTTGAGTCATGGGGTTACCTCTGCTGTGAACTTCGCTTCGATACGGCCATCAGGGCCGGTGGGTTTCAGGTTCGGATCTGCGGGGTCAACGCAGTCCATCTCGAGGGTGGCGCCGGTAAACCCGGGCAAACCATCCAGATACGCTTCGTGCGAGGTCTCGGCAGGTTGGTCGGAGGTGTTGCGGCCCAGTTGGAACTGCGCAGCAAAACCGAATCGATACGTCACCCGGTCGCCGCTGATCTGCACCAGCGCGCCACCGGTGTACTGCATCGCGTCGTAATCGCGATCCGGGCTCCAGCCCACCAGTGCACGCCACAGTTCGGCGCGCAGGGCATGCAGTTGCTCACTGGCTTCCTGCCCGCGCTTGTCACCGCCATCGAGCACCACCACGACATCGATCGTGTCGGTGATGTTCTGGCGAATGACGTTCTGCAAATCGTTGGGTGTGGACTGATCGCCAGTGGCAATCACGTAAGCCGACGGGTGCGCGAGCTGATCGCCGAGGGCGACCGCAGCCCAGTCGATACCGGCACTGATTCGCCCGGCAAAGCTCGGGCAGGTCGCCTGCAAATGGGCAACTATCGGAGTTATCTTCATAAGGGGTTCCGCGTGTGTTGAAGGTTGATCCGGCGTGAGGAATGCCTACTGGTTCGCCTTGCCCAGCGCCTCATCCGCCTTGTCTGCAGCGCGACTGGCCGTGTGGGCGGCCTGATTGGCAATCGATGCAGCACTCTCGACCCTGTCTGCCGCCTGAGTGGTGGTTTCGGCCAGCCTGTCCAGGCGTCGGTCGCGTTTGCCCAGTGCTGCGTCATAGGCATTGCGAACCTCGGCCAGCTGCTGCGTATGCTCGGCATTGGCCGACCACTGCCCGGCCTGAAAACCGAGCATCAGGCAGCCAGCGATCAGCAGCACGGAAATCAGCCAGACCTCCAGGCGCCGCCACCAATGGCGAGCAATGAAATCAATTGCGCATCTGTGCATCGTTTGCACCTCCGAGTTGTGATCGCAGCCGGGCGATTTCGGCGCTTTGCGTGGTGACCTTGTCGGTGAGCTGGACGATATGGCTGGTGAGGGCTTCGATCTTGCCCTCCATCCGGCCAACCGCTGCGGCAAGCTCGTTGCGCTCCCTGGCAAACTGATCAGCGCGCGCTTCTGCCTCCTTGCGTGCCTCGCGTTCAGAGTCGAGCAGCTCATTGAGGCGGCGCACCGTGCCGATGTCCGCGTTGTCCATCGCCCGGTCTGTTGCATCTCTGGAAAGAAACTTGCGCAGCCACAAAAAGCCGCCAAGCAGAATGGTGCCCGTTCCGCCCAGCCAGGTAGCTGTGCCTGGGCCTAGGTCGGTTGGGTCCATTGGTACTCCGGAATATCGTGGTGGACTCGCAAGGCCCGCGAAAAACGAGGGCCTGAACAAACTGGAAAGAGCCCCTTGATACGGGGCTCCATTGTGGGATCAGAACGGAATGACTTTCACCGTCATGCCTGTGCATAGCCCCACAGGGCAATGCGCTCGGCAAAGTACGGTGTGACCAGTGCGACGGTCTCCGCCTGATTGCTGGCCTCCAGGCTCATCTTTTCGCCATCGGTGCCAGGTCCCGTGACCCACAGTGTCACTGGTACCTTTTCTGCCTTCGCTTTATCGAGCAGGTTTTTCAGCGCGGTGCGGCCGGCAGCCGTTGGCGGAATTCCTGTTTCGCCGATAAATGCGGCCATCTTGTTGGTCTTGGCATAGGTCAGAAACGGACCGACGATTTCATCGCGCAGAACGGTCGGCGAGATCAAATCGTTGTTATTGGCGTAGGCACCGCTGGAGCTTTTGTCGTAATCGCCGTAAGCGTGCGCTTCCCAGACAATCGCATTGGCCGGATCGACAATCTTCGATTGAAGGTTGGCAGAGACGGTGGCCCAGTTTCTGGCGCTTGCAAACTCCAGCCCACAAATGAACACCGGCTTTTTCGAGCTGTTACGCAACGCCTGCAGTACGGTATTCATCGTGCCGATGTACAGCGCTTCAAGATCAGGCAAGGTAATGTAATCTTTGGCACCCGCAGTAGTATTGGAATACGGCTCGTTGCCCAGCCCCCAGCCCAGCACCATTGGATCGTCACAGTCAGTCACCAGCTTCTGGTGAAAGTTGGCCAGGTGAACCGCGCTCCAGAACGTACCGTTGACACCGTTCCCGTCCTTGATCAGTACCGACTCGGTTGCCTTCCAGCCGTTCTGATTACCGGCCTCTGCGGCAGGAAGAATGCGTCCGGTCAGCTTCCCGTTTGCATCTGTTTCGTAGCGATGCAACCGCATGTAATGGTGCGGATCAGGAATGATTCTGGCCTCGCCATTGGAGTCATCACGAATCCAGCCAAGCATTTCCTTCCAGCGCTTCACGAAGTCGGTATTCAGGTTCGCGCCTTGACCCGGCAAACCGTCCAGAGTCGACAGTTGAATGGCGCGCTGAAGTTCGAACGGGAAACGGATCAGGCGCACGCCCCGATTCTTGACCCAGGTAGTGATGGTTCCACGAGTGGGCCACTGGTAATGCGTCCCTGCCTCGCCCGGCACGATCTGTCCGGCGTTAGCCACCGAACCCAGGTTGATACCTACCAGCGGAATATTCTTGAGCTGGCTGACCGCAGAACTGTTATTGGACATGATGACACCTCTAGTTAGCACCGCGAGGCAGCAACGACGTTGCTGTACCTCTTTCGCTCAACGGCGATAACTCATGGCTCGCGGCCTTTACATGATTCAACGTCCCGCAGCGGGAACATTTGATCTGGAGTTCTGTGTATTCACCCATGCGGGCCAAGAGCTTCTTGCATTGCCCGCATCGAAAGTCTTTCAACATGTGCACTGGCCTCCGTGTGCCTGGCCCAACGAAAAAACCCGCCGAAGCGGGTTCTGGGTGCGTTGCGAGTGGCCGTTTGTTGCTACTGATCAGCCTGTTTCCGGCTGCTGCCCTGAGGCGCAAATCGCATATCGTGGTGCCTTTTTACCCCCCTCCGGAAAGCCTGGGAAGGGGCAGTTTCGGGGTGGGTCGAGTTTGACCGGAGTTCAACACGGGTTCGGCCACAGCTGTGCAATCGACCCGGATAAACGGCGTGAAACAGTGCTTTCATTCACCCCTGTGCGGCCTTGTTGACGACGGCGTTGTTGCTTCTGGAAGCGCTGCGCTCAGCGAGAATCGCCAGCACTTGTTGGTGAAGCCTGTTGATCCAGTTGCGGTAGGTGCGGTCTGCGCCTTCATTGATGCCCACCAGGCGCATCTGCTCGCGCACCGGCAACGACTCGACATAACGCAATGTCGCCAGCTGGGCCAGTTCAGGCCAACGACTCTTTGCCGGGCTGCGCGACAGCTGCGCAATAGCCGCCTCCACTTCGCTGCTTATATAGTCCAGACCGCTGCCATTACCCACCAGCGCGCGCGAGCCGGGTGTGCGACGCGGAATGTACGCGCCCCATTCCATGATCCCGGCCATCGGGCTGCTCAATCCGCCGCCCAGGCCAATGCGCTTGCGCTGTTCGCCCCAATGCTGCATCACGGCTTCTACTTTCTCGATCATCGTGTCTCTCCTTTAGGACCTTTCTAAAATCACTGCACAGCGTCTTTCGCTGCACAGAACCAAGACCGAACAATACATTTTGTATTTTTTAAGCACAATAAAGCATTACATTCTGTATATTGATCAACACCCTACAGCCTGTATGATTCGCGCATGAACAGAAAATGGTATGAAGTCGCAAGACAGGTCATGGAAACTCAGGACATCAGCCAGGAAGAAATGGCTGAGCGAATGGGCGTAACGCCCGGTGCCGTGGGGCATTGGCTGAATGGCAAGCGTGAGCCGAAGATCGAGGTCATCAATCGATTGCTAAGCGAGCTGGGCCTGCCGATCCTCGCAACCTCGATCCCGTCGAGCGAGCCCGGCCTGCATAACGTGGCACCTACGGTGCAGCCTTCGCGTTTTTATCGCTATCCGGTCATCAGCTGGGTTGAAGCCGGTGGCTGGAGCGAAGCGGTCGAGCCCTACCCCGCAGGCTTTTCCGACACCTTCGAGATCAGCGATTACAAAGCCAAGGGCCGTGCTTTCTGGCTGGTGGTGCGCGGCGACTCGATGACCGCCCCCGCAGGCCAGAGCATTCCCGAGGGCATGCTGATCCTTGTCGACACCGGAATCGAGCCAACGGCCGGCAAGCTGGTCATCGCCAAGCTGCCTGAAAGCAACGAAGCCACGTTCAAAAAGCTGGTCGAAGACGCCGGACGTTATTTTCTCAAACCGTTAAACCCGGCCTATCCAATCCTTCCGGTCACAGAAGAGTGCAAGCTTATTGGTGTCATCAGGCAGATGACCATGCGCCTCTGAAACCCGCATGATCCGCTCAAGCCCCGCTAGCCGGGGCTTTTTTGTACGCCTTGTTCGGCATCGGCTGATGTCCACGTAGGAAACATTTGTAGCTTGCGTGGGATACACCCCTCAATTACTGTATGCACATACAGTAAAAAGGAATCCACTCATGCTCGATCAGCCCCTCGACACCCCGCAACACGACGCTTACCTGGCCCTGGCACAGCGGATTCAGGACGCCATTGCCAGCGACAAGGCACAGATCGAGCATCAGGTCCTTTTGATCAGAGAACCTGGCGAATCAGTTGCGCATTGGGAGCGCCTCATTGACCAGATCAGCGAAGCCGAGGGAATTACTGTGACCCGCAACTCTGAAAACGGCACCGCCCATGTGTCCTGGTACATCGACTCCCTGTAAACGAAATAATACAGAATGTATTTAAAATACAAACTGTATTGTAAAGGATCGCTACATATCGTATTGTTTGCCTGTGCCCTTCTTGAGGGCTTCACATGCAAACCACAGGGAGTCATGGAATGAACGAAATACTGGATCAACTTCGCAAAGAATTCGCCACGCCGTGCCCTTCACTGAGTGCCGTCAGAGAGCGTTATTTTTCGCACCTGTCGAACGACAGAAACCTGCTGCGCAAGATCAACGCAGGGCGCATCGACTTGAAGGTCAGCCGTACAGGCGGCAGCCGCCAGGGCCACCCTTTCGTCTATCTGCACGATCTGGCCGATTACCTGAGTGCCATCGTGACCAACAGGGCCGCCTGA